CGCAACTCATGTATATTTCCTTCCTATCAGCCCAATGTGCCATGTCTTTCTGCCACTGTGGAATAATTTGGTGTGGATTGTTCAGATCACGAAAGGGTTGACAGTGTGGGAGAAAACGGCGGCTTTTAGATTTCCAGTAGTTGACACGCGCAAACGACTCTTTAAAGTCCATAAGGATGCAATACAAGAAATATTCCCCTTTATATCCATACTTGTCTATCAAAGCGGAAGCACGTTCAACTTCTGCAATTTGTCCCGGCGTATCGCATCCAAAGCGAATACGTTTAATCCATTTTACTTTTGCAAGTAGTCGGGCAATTTCATCCGTGATTAAGCGGGCATCCAGTCCTTGATTAAAATCCACTTTGACACCCAGTTTGATGATTTTTTCTATTTGCTGCAAGCCATAGTTTGAGGCCAGTATATTATTATCCATAAGGATAGCTTTCTTCCGTCCAGCTGTTATTTCCTCAATATCCATATAAGGTGAGATTTTCCCTTCTTTTTTAGGAACAACACACCACTTACACCGATTGGGACAACCACGTGTCAGAAACCCATAGGACAAATTGGAGTCAATATTGTAGATAGAATAATCAGGTTGAAGACGATCAACCTCAACTGGAAGAACTTTTTCAATATCATATCCGGTACCACCTTTTTCTATTTGGTTGGCATTGATATAATAGTTATAGTCAGGTGTGAAAGTGAATACTTTAGCTATATATACTTTGTCGTATTCACATAGGGGATTATACCATTCCACTTGATCGCCTCTTGCTTTATGGTAAGCACTGATTTTCATAAGTGCTAAATTGGGGAAATTGCTGTCAACGGCTAAAATTCCGATATTCATTATTCTTCAAATTTAGGTCTTGGCATCCATGCTATCGGTTCCCATGATGAAGGTATGCTGCTCATTGAAGAGTAAATCGGATTACCTTTGTACATATCATGGATATAACCATCCATGCAGAACCATACATTGTTGCTATATGTACCGTTAAAAATCGCACCATGTTTACATAGAATGATAATGTCTTCATTTTCATTCGGCAACCGTTCTTTCACTGATACCCACGGAGGTTGTTTTGTTTGCCATCTGGCTCCTTCTTTAAATCCTATTCTAAAACAAGTTATTTTATCCCAGTCAGGATGTACGCCTCCAATTTCATTTACGGCTTCTTCTAATGTCTGCTTCATATCTATTTATCAAATAAATTAGTTTGAACCAACGTTCCTCTCTCTGTTTTTATCTCCCCAAAACATTCCCGGTGAAAACGTTCTTCTTGTGCTTCAAAGTATTCTTCATCTATTTCAGTTGCATAGAAATCGAATCCAAGTCCATAAGCAGCTATTCTGCTGCTTCCTGAACCTAAATGACTATCAAAAATTTTGTCTCCCTCTTTGGCGTTTTTTCTTAATATTTCAGCATATAATTTCACTGGCTTCTGACAACGATGGATATTTCCACCTCGTTCTCCAATTGTACACCGGTTTAGAGTTATGATCCGAAGAGCCTTGTCAAAACTACTCCATGCCAATTCACCGTCAGACATAGTTAATCCATGTTGTCCTTTATCCCAAACAATCCAACCCATTTTGGGAGGAAGATAGGTAGTAAAGTAGTTACCACCAAAAATTATTTGATTCTTCGATACCCTGAATAGTTCCTCAAAATATTTCTTTCCGGGGGGGGACTTATCCCAATCCTTTCTTTTATATTGTTTAAAGCCTAAATGCTTCGGCATCCCACCTTTGTGCATTATGTCTATGCCATACTGGGGATCGACTATCGCTAAATCAAAGAACTTATCAGGAATCCCCTTCATGTATTCCATACAGTCCATGTTATATACTTCGCTTATCGGCATTATTTATATCCTTTCTATTCTGTTATTATTAATTTCATGTGCATTCTTGAAATCATTTTCTCTTCTTCTTTCAACTTATGATAATAATCTATAGCTTCATCTTTAGTATTGAATGTACCAACACACGAATAATGCCAAGATTCGAAAGGATCTTTGAGGATATACAAGTTGTATGAACCTAAGACCGTTTTCGCCAAATAGTAAGGATCTCGTATCATAATGTTCATTCCATTTTTATTTACTCGCATAGTCCATGAAACAGACTCATGCAGGCATATCCACCTTCCGGCTCGAACATATCAGGGGTATGTTCTTTAACGTACTCCAAAACTTCCTCTACATAAGGATATTGTTTGTTTTTACAGAATCTTTGAGGTATGTATAATGGAGGAAAGAAGGAATGTCCTACGCTTTTCTCTGCTTGAATTAGGCGTTGGCACATTTTAGGATCATTTTTGGCTATGAGTTCGATTTCTTTGTGCCGACACATGATACACGGGAAACATCCAACACGTGAGAATCCACGATAATACAATGGATTCGGTTTCTGCCCTGCATCCAGTATGCAATCTATAACTTGCTGTGCACTCCATTTGAAGATCGGTCTTAGAACAGAAGCGTCATATTGGGAACACCATTCTTTGACATCCTTACTTCGATAGTTTTCAGTTCTTCCTTTCTTATTAGGTTGGAAATACGATTTGAAATACATACATTCCTCTTCCATTGCCGCACGTGCTGTACTTTCTCCGGCTCTGATACCTTGTATGATAATGCAGCTTTCTTTCAAAGAAAGTACATAATCAATCATTGGCTTCATTTTTAGTTCACTGGTACAAAATCGTGCATTCGTGGAAGGAAATCTTTTCTTATGAGCTGCCAAAGACACAAAATCATATTTTGATTTGAGAGTTATAAGTCTTACACCCATTTGCAGACAAACATCATTCACATGTTTATATGTGTCAGGGTGTTCCCAACCGGTGTCACAAAACACAGCGGTTAAATTCCCCCCCCATATTGTTTGAAGGCTTGGATCAAACATGCTTGTGAATCCTTACCACCTGAAAAACTTACTAATATTTTCATTTTTATATCATTTCAATTTTCACATATTCATGTTTATTAATCCCGGCACTACCTTTGGGAGAATATACTAATCGACCTCCATTATCCAATATCTTTTGTACATCTTTCATAGCTTGGTGTGCTTGGGCATAGTCTTTGTATTCTTGGTGGCCTATTGGATATTTGCAATATCTTCTGCCACCGTCAGGCATGATGCTGATACCGAATACTGTTTCATGAGTTTTTTGGTTGAAATTCTGTTGAGTCCTTACTTTCATTTTTTTTGATACATTTTCCCAGTTTAAGTATAAATACATATTCATTGTCAGGCGCTCCCCAATTGGTGTTACCAACTCCGATGGTTATAGATTCAAGTTCAAAAAGCATTGTCCGTTTGGTGTAGCCAAAACGGAAGCGAACATGAGTGTATTCTTTGGGATGAAAGCCGTTTCCACGTGTAATACAAGAAAAACAAATAGCTTTCTTACAGTAGAAACCTGTCTTTTCATAGGAATTGTGACCTCCACATTTTGCTAATCTTCCGATCCAGTATTTCTTGATCTCTCTGTATTCTTCTTTCTTATTTCCAGATTCGATCATTTCATACCATTTTGCTTTTAATGGCAAGTCAAGGATTTTCATATTAACCATAGTCTAAAAGAGTTGCGGATTCTGTTTGTTGTGAAGGATTTTTTGAACACGTTCGATTTCTTCATCTACTTCACGCTCAATTTGTTTACTTATTCGTAAATCTATCTGTCTCTTATTTTTAAAATATTCTTTTTGGCAACGGCGCATTTCCACCACTTTGTCGAAAAATTCTTTTGGAGTCATAGATTTAAAAGGTATGGAAAAGGCCGCTTTAATGCGGCCTCCCCAGTGTGATTACTTTTTTCCAATCAGAAAGTCTTTCCACAATTCTTTGAATTGTTCTCCAAAGTAAATTGCGATTTCACTTGATTTTACAGCAAGGCGAGAGCCGAACTTCGCAATCGAGATCGACCAAGCGTGATCCGAGATCGCAGAAGCGAGGCCGCAATTCGCACCGTGATTCGCAGAACCGCCCCAAAGAACCAGCCGATTACGATCCTCTTCGTCCATTTCATCAATTTCTTTCTGATTATAAAGATAAAACCACGGCGTATAACGGTATTCATCTTTAGTAAATCGTGGAAAATTAGGATCGTTGTTCAATGCACGAGCAATTGTGCATAGTTTGATGTAGGCGAGGTGTGCAATATCAGCCACTTCTTCTTTGTGTCCGTCTTCATCTTCAACAAGTAGGCGAACAATAGGTTTTACACCTATTGCTTCACAAGCATCTTCGTAGGTTTTGATATTGTGATAATCTGTATAATCCGGCTTTTGCTTTCCGAATAAAGCTGTTAGAATACTAATTGCTTTAGGACAGTCGTTTGCTTCACTAAAAGCGGCTGTAACCTTTTCTTGTGTAATTTTAAGTTCTGACATAATGTAAATTATTTATTGTTAATACTATATCCGAATAATGCAAAATCTCCCCGGCACGGATCATCCGGGAAAATTGTTTTCATGTAATTGGTTACTTGTTGAACCATTTTCCAGTCCTCTGTTTTGCGTGTTGTTATCCCAAGCTGGTGTGCCATTTTTGCAACATGTGCATCCAATGGTATGTATAATTCTGTCGGGTGAATAATATTCCAAATACCTAAATCTACCGGTGATTTTCGTACTACCCACCGTAGAAACAGACAAATACGCTTGCATGGAGAATCACGCTCCAATTTTGGAATACCTTTTACGCCACCAAAATCTGTTTGTATTTCACGGATAACATTATTGTAACCCTCATAAAAGACTTCCAAATCATCCCATTCCTGATATATGTTGTACAACCGCTGGCAAATGCAGAAGAAGTCATGGTAGGTGAACATACGGTAGAAGGTATTTGTATTTTCTTTGTATTGTTCCCATACTTTGTTCATAATGAAGGCATAAGGAGAATTACCCATTAGATTATCCAAAATTTCCGCTTGCTGCATTATCAGTTTGCGATTCCCGAAAGCTATCCATGAAGTAAGAAAAGCACTGATTTCTATGTCCTTTTTATCATTGTACTTATGTGGAAAAAATATAGGATCATCTTTTATAAAATCAGGTGTTTCAAATTGTTTCGCCCAGTCAAGTAGTTTGTCTCTTAGTTCTTCCATAATATTCTTCTTTCCATTTTTTGAAAGCGGCTTCTTTATCATTTGATTTCATCCTTTGTATGAATGATTGATGGGATTCCAATAATTCTTTGGCCTCTTCATCTCCATTTTCCGATCTTTCAGTTAGATGTTTGATATATTCTCCGTAGAACATTCCAGTGCTGTTATTATTTTGTTCATGGGCTTCATTAATTGAAAGAGAAGAAACAATTTCATCACGCTGTGCATCGTATTCATTTAACCAGCCGAGAATGATATTACCGTCCAGTCTATCGTAAATCTTACCGGAAGCCATAGCATTACGGAAACACAATTTGATTTCCTCCAATTTGAGATAATAGAATCTGTCTATTATTAGATCAGCGGTAAGTGCCACTTGAACATCATTCATCGTTTTTCCAACATTGAAAAAAGACACAAGCTCGTTAATCGCAATTACCAGTATGGCTCTTGCGCCAGCCAATGTGATTTCTTTTCTTATAACGGAGAGTGGTAGGTTAGGAGTGTTGAGAACAGCTTCTTTAATCGAACTTACGTGCAATCCCTTGTAATACTCCGCTTGCAAGGTCAGCAAGTCTTTCAAC